CTCTGCCTTGCTCTTTTCAATTCTAGGCTTGATAACCTTTGAGCCCTTTCTCATTATGAGATTAGAGAGAATAGGCTTATCAATACCAAAAGGAATACCTTTTTTTAAATAACTATCAGTTGCCCAGATTATGTTTTTATTGGTTGTTTTATCTTGTAATAGGAGATCAATTATCTCTACATTTCCTTTCAAAAACTTAATTTCATCAATGTCTTTTGCGAACATCCTTAACCTCTCCTATTGTTTCCCTTTTTCTTAGTTGCACCGAGAGCAGGTTTTCTTTGCCCCGCCAGCCACGGCGTAGGCTTCGTAGATTTCTCGATATTGTACGCCTATCTTGATGAGGTAGTCCCACGCTATCGACCACGTATCGAACACGGCTTCTCCGCTATAGTTCGCCGAGAAATAGTAGACGTCGTCGGTATCTTTGGTATTCCGTACATTTATTGCCATTTCTTCGTAAGAAGTTGCAGGTAAGACTTCTCCAAAGTCAACCACGACTTCTTGATCATAGTTGACCTCGAAGTTTTCGTACGTGAAGGTGTATTGTTGCTTTGGTTTGTCATAATCTACTTGCGTTAAACGCTTAAAGAAGGTTTTCTTCGCCTCAACACAAATTGTATCAAAATAACTTGTTTGAAAAATAGAAACGCAAGAAGAAAGCATAGCACCGACAAGAAACAAGGAAGCCCCCACTAACCACAATGATCGACGATTTTTTTTCATGTTCTTCTCCTCTTATTTATTCTTTAAAGTCACAACCCAATATTGACTCGTTTATTTTTGTAAAGTCATAACCCCGTATAGACTTGGCATGAGCGTTTTCTCTATGTGCCTTCCTAACTTCCTCTTTATTTTCGGCTACGCTAAGGGCATAAACCTTAATCTCTTTAATCGAACCTACGTCATTATTTTTATCGTTTTTTGGGCGTCTAAGAATAGATTTATAACTTTCAGCCAAACCCCTAGCGAAACTTACAGCCCGAATTAACGCATTAAAAGACCCGACTGTCTCAACGACGTCATTACGTCTCTTCTCAGTGACAACGTATTCTCTTTTCATTTCTTTCTCCTTACTTTACTTAGTTTATAGCAAAAACTCGTAGATTGCAATAAAAAATTTTATAGTGAGTAATTATTTAGTAAGTGAGCGTAAGCGTATACGACTGCAGATAACCAGCCGACCCATTGCCCTCGAGTTCCCTGATATGAGCACTAGTGTCGCTGTTAGAATAGACGTATAAACGACTAGGTGCACTATCGCCAGATTGCATAAGTTCTACATATAAAGCGTAATTAATAGTGGAACTAACCGTTTTCTTCGACACGGAATTAATCGTGCACTCTACATGCACGTCGTTTACGGCAGCGTAGAAAGAAGCGTGCATGCTTTGCCCGCCGTTTGTAAAATAGGTGGCAAGGAAATTCCTCAGGCTTGTTGCGTCAGAAGAGGTAAAATCAATAATGGATGGGCCGCCGCTATCGGTGGTGGTAGAAAGGTCAAGGGTTAGCGTGTGGGCTGGCTTGTCTGCCTTTGCGTCTAGTAGGTCTTGCAAGGTCTTACCGTTGGTGTATTCGGCTAGAGTTGTCTTTTTGTAGTCGACTATCTCATTGCGGAAGAAAAGTTTGCTCGGAGAAAACATGTGCAAGACTTTTTGACGTTCTGCCGTTCCCCCGTCGAAAGTGGTGGAATAAGGAATGTAATTACAGGAATAATACCCCATGGCGGTAGAAAAGTTACCTTTAGCGAAGGCATAATGCCCCACGGCGAGAGAGCTTGCGCCCGTAGCGGAGGCCTGCCACCCTATAGCACTAGAATGGTCACCTTTAGCGGAGGCCTGCTCCCCTATAACAATAGAATAGTAGCCTGGAGCGGAGGCATTATACCCCACGGCGATAGAGTCGAAGCCCGTAGCGGAGGCAACATCCCCCAAAGCGATAGCGTAGCTGCCTGCGGAGGCCTGCCACCCCACGGCAACGGCGCCGTGGTCCGTAGCGGAGGTATTAGCCCCCAAAGCGATAGCGTGGTCGCCCAGAACGGCGGATTTATACCCCATAGCGATAGAATAAGCGTTTGGTGCATCGCTTATTCCGGCACTTGCCCCCGACCCAACAACAATGTTCAGCAAACCATAGGATATTGGCTTAGAAGATAATGTTTCGTTTCCATTTGAGAGAGTTAATTCCACTTCTGAGCCAACTACAATATTTCCTGAGTTGTCAAAAGACGCTATAGATAAGTCTGAAAACTTACTTGTATCTTCCGTCCCTTGTGGCAAAAGTTTATAGGTTGTTTCACCAATTGTTAGTCCGCTTAAGGCAGGATTGGTTGATGCGTAAGTTGCACTTGCAACATTTGTTCCGCCTCCGCCTCCAGAGTTAGCGAGTGCAAAAGTCTCGTTTATCGCCCCCACAACCGACTTATCGGTAGTATTAAGGCTACTGTCGGTTTTCGTTTGGTAATCAGCCAAATTAACCGTTTTGTTCTCTAGTTGTGAAATCTGATACCACCCAATGTTATAAGTAAGAGCATAATCGCCTTCAGTCGGCAATGTGTCGGTTCCTTCTTCTTCTAATATCCCACTGACCCACCAATCGGGCACGTCGGTGGTTTTTATTAGGAACTGTTGACCGACCACATACGTGTCACTTGTCGCCCCGTTTAGTGCTGTCTCTAGGGCGGTGTTGTCATCAAAGACCTTCGCCACTGAGCCTGCTGAGCCCGCAAGAGCATACGCCGTGTTAATAGCGTCAACAACATTCTTGCTAGGCGTATTGAGCCCGCTATCGGTTTTGTCTTGCTTGTTGCTTGTGAGGTTAGATATGTTGCTTGTGTTAGTATCCACCCCACCTTTTACTTCATTAATAGCCCCCACAACCGACTTATCGGTAGTATTAAGGCTACTGTCCGTCTTGTTTTGCTTAGTAGAAGTAAGACTAGAGATATTGCTAGTATTAGTGCTTATGTTGCTCTCGGCGGTATCTAATCTCGTATCAAGACCATTTATGCTTGTGGTATTGGTATCTATATCATCCTCGGCAGTGTCAACACGACTTCCTAGAGAGCTTATATTGCTAGTATTGGTGTCCGCCGTTGATTTTACTTCGTTTATCGCCCCCACAACCGACTTATCGGTAGTGAGTAGCCCTACATCTTCCTTTTCTTGATAATTTGCGAGGTTGACCGTCTTGTTCTCAAGTTGAGAGATTATAAAATGCCCGATGTTATAAGATAAGGCAAACTCGCCAGCGGTTGGTAGTATATCCGTCCCGGCATCTTCTGTGTGTCCGCTTACCCACCAATCTGGCACATCGGTATCCTTTATAAAGAACATTTGCCCTACCGGATAGAGGTCTTGAGCGGTGGTTTCTAAATCCGCAACTAGAGCCGTGTTGTCATCGAAGACCTTCGCACTCGCTCCACCACCCGCACTCGCTAGGTCGTAAGCGGTATTTATAGCCCCCACTATGGATTTATCCGTCGTATTAAGGCTACTATCTATTTTATTTTGCTTATTGGTCGACAAATTAGAGATGTTGCTAGTATTGGTATCGGTTTTCCCCTTTACCTCGTTTATCGCCCCCACAACCGCCTTGCTAGTCGTTTCTAGACCACTATCTAACTTTTTTTGATAAGTAGGAAGGTCGCTATTTATCCCACCTATCGCCGATATGTTGCTATTTATTTTTCCCTCGGCGGTGCCTAATCTACTATCTAGTGCATCAATATTGCTAGTATTGGTGTCCGCCGTTGATTTTACTTCGTTTATCGCCCCTACCACAAACTTATCGCTAGTTTCAAGTGAGGTATCCCTTTTGTCTTGCTTGTTTTCTTCTAGAGGTCTTACGACTTTTTCGGTTAGATATTCATTATAATTAGTGAAGTTGTCGCCAGCTAGTTCATCTCGACTTATACCGATATAGTTTTCGATATCTATCCACCTTGCTCTATTGTTAATCATTTCAAGCAAGTAGTCATATTCTGCCTGTGTAATGGTTGTAGTTTTTTTTATTGCCGACCCTTCTACTAGGCAAAAGAAAGCACCCTGAACTATGGTATTGCCGTCGGTGTCATAGGCTTCGACCGAAACTTCTAATCTTCCTGCTGTTGCTAGGTCAGTTCCGTTTAACGTGTATTTATAGAACTTATATTGAACGTATGGTTTAAAGCGTTTTAGCATTCTATTTTTAACGTAAGGAAAATAAATTAATACAGGGCTATCGTCGTCTTGATCATATTTTGTGGCATCACTATCCCCTTCTCTTTTTATGTTAAAATTAACGCCATTTATTACAGGGTCGCCTTCAAAATAACAATAGATTGTGTTTACTCCGTCGGCTCCTTGCCTTAACGCTTCGTCATTGACATAATCAACAATTTTACCACTTTCATCAAACCAAATATACATACTTTCTTTCCTCCTATTGTTTGTCCTTTTCTTTTGCGTCTAGCGCCCTATTCTTGCGCTTTTTTCGCTCAAGCCATATATTTATCCTATGAGATAAGTATAGCGCCAAAATGACCCAAAAGACAACGATTGTAAGCACCTCAATATATTGCCACGGGTCGGTGCTTGTGAACGTACTTACTTCTTCGGGTATAAGAGCAATCCCGTAATTTATCACCCCCACCCCAATGGTTCTGCATACTAATATTGTAGCCACATAGAAGTATACATTCATTCTTATGGTGCCAGACATGAAACAAAGTAAGTCATCAGGAAAAAAAGGAAAAAGAAGCATTACAGGAAAATAACTTGTCCCGTGTTCCTTTAATAGTTTTGCCCCTTTTTCATAGCCTTCCTTTCCATATATCCACTCAACTACCTTTCTTCCGCCGTAGAAGCCAATGACATAGAGAAGAAAACTTACTAGATAAATATAGATAAGGCTTACAATTATTCCTATATTTGACCCAAATATAACAGCATTCGCACTTATAAAAAAAAGAGCAACACCCGGTATAACTATGAGTAAAATGGTGGCAACTACCTCAAAAATTATAGTTAATAGGTAGTAATACCACTCACCACTAATTACCACCAATTCTTTTAATCCTCTAACACTGGTTATTCCTAGTGCATTAAACAAAAAATAGCAACCAACACTAATGACAATGATGATTGCGACGATCATTAACACCTTAATAATTCTTGTCTTTCTCATTTTTTCTTGTTCTCTCTTTTGTCCAACACGTAATTAAGGAAGTCTTCTTGTTCACCTAACGACTTTTTGTAAGTCCGTTCTGGCAAAGGATTTACAACATAAGCGACTAGCCAACAAAGTGTCAGTACCTCAAAGAATTCGTGAAGTTGTACTAAATAATCGCTAGCATAAGCCAATATTATCGTTAGTGTTCCTAATGGTAGCCCAACTATAAGCACCCCTTTTACTGCTTGCTTCCAAAAAGCCCATTTCTTGCCAAATAAAACATACTTTAAGAATATTCCTACCGCAACTGCCGATATTATGATCGCAATTATTCCCCAACTTCCTATTGTCATAGAATTAACAGTAGTGAAAAGGTTGTACTTAAATATGAGATAAAGTATCGGTGTAATCATTAATAAAACAAAGGCAATAATCCTTGCTGTGAATACACCCTTATTATTTTCCTTCATGGTTTACCTCCTTTTGCTCGATTAGCCTTTGCTCTTTTATCCTTTCTTCTTTCTCTTTTTTTAACCACTCTTCCCTCGCAATTTCTTGCTCTGTCTTAGCCTTAAACTCTTTGTCGCTAAGGAACATTTCCATTACAAGCGTTTTATCGTTGGTGTAGTCGGCGTCGATGTCGTTAATTTGTTGACCGACCAAGTAGCCGAAGAATGAAGAAGTAGTCATGGCACTTAGTCTAGAAGCAAGGTTCATTAAAACCTCTGCTTGTGCTTTTCCTTGCGAACTGTCATAAACAAGCGACGTGAATATAAATCCGACGATTAACGTCATAGTCAGTTTAAAGAATACCGACCACGCAAGATAGGCTGTCTTCTTATGTTCTTTATTCGCTTGTTTCTCGCTTATTGTTTTCTTCTCATCTATTCCCTGAACTTTAAGATAACTTTCAGGCGCAACGAAGGCAATTCTTTCGCGTCCTCTTATTATACCCTTTATCGCCGTGTATTGTTTTTTTGTAAGTTGCTTATAGTAAACACTCTCTATTTTTTGTGGGGCTTGTAATAAGCCGTTTAAATCGTTTAGTGAAAGATTAAGGTATCCTTTATTCACGATACCGACACCATTTAGAATCCTCTCTATTTTGGCTTGTTGGTCTCTCGGTTCAAGCACAAACTTTATCCGTTGTTGAAAGGCAATTATCTTATCGTCCTTTATTGCGTTTTTTTTCAAGAAGAAGTCTGCCCTCGCTTTTGCAAGTTTACTTTTATCGTCTTGTGCATTAATGGCTTGACCGATAAACATCATACAAATCAAAGACATGATAGTTATTGCACTCACAATTATCTCGTTGGATATAAAAGATAAAGTCGCCCATTTATTGGGGTCAATTAATAAGGGAAAAATACTAGAGACAATTATAATCACGAAAACTAGCAACATTGCTAGTCCACCGAGAAGTATTTTTTTGTTAAGATATCTTTTTACCATTTTATAACCTCTTTATCTTGTCGAAAATATTAGTTGCTAGCCACGCAAACAAAAATATTGCACTAGACACATAAACCCAAATGGCGTATCTGGATGTAAACCAACCAATTATGTCGGCACCTATCATATAGTAGCCAAAAATTATTAAGAAAACCCCGATTAGCAAGAATATACACGCTACTATTAAGAATATCTTGTTTTTTAGCTTCATATGGTTGTTCCGTCGTCTCCGTTGCTTGTTTCACTTATAATGTCATTGACAATTTTTTCGGTTTCTTCTTTTTTTGCCGTCTCTTTTGCTTCTTCTTCTTCGATTGAGGCTTTCCCCTCTTCGATAATGGTCTTATCGACAACACCGAGACTTGCAATACATTCAAGTATAGCAATCTTAGAGTTTGGGTCATTACTTTGCGATAGGGCTACTATTTTTGTAAATACCTTAGCGACCTCGGCTTGGTTGGCAACTGTAGTTTGTACTTTCTCTAATATAGGCTCTATCTCTTTTTTCATCTCGTCGGTTAAGTTTTCTTTTATGCTTGCAATAACTGCGTCTTTGACATTTTCTAACGTAAGATTTTTCTCTTTTGCGAGTTGTTTTAGTTTCGAAACAAGACCGACTATACTAGCGATCAATGTTAAGACCGAGGCACTAGAAACGCCTAAAAGCGTTGCAACGTTTTTTGCTATCCACTCTTGCCAATTAAAAGAGCCTTCCTCTTCTTCTGTTGTTTCTTCCGAGTTACCGGTTGTGTCTCCGTCTTCTCCGGTGTCGTCGCCTTCTATCGTCTCATCTTCATCAGGTTCTTCTGCCGGTGTGTCGGTATCCACGACTGGTTCTTCATCGGTTTCCTCTGCTTTTTGCGTATATGGGGCGTTATCAACATGTGTTGCCTCCGTTTGTCCGCCAAGTGTTAGAATACCCGCTAAAATTAAGTTCGTTAACATATATATTCCTCCTATAATGTTGTTTTTATTGCACTAGCAAGTTTATTTATTTTGCTAGTCGTTTCGGCTTTAAATTGTGTTATACCGTCTTCTAGGCTTGCAACCTTTTCAAGTGCTTTAACTATGGCCTCTTGCTCTTTTTGGAAGATATAAGCATGTTCCTTGCACTCCCATACGCCCTTTTCCCCATTATAGACAATTATATCCCCGTCTTTCGGTGAAAAGAACTTAGAGGCTTCGACTACTATTTTTACTTTATCCATACATATGCTCCTTATTATATTTTAAACTTCTTTTACTTTTCTATCAAGAGTATCGTTATTTATATCTATCACATATTTCGAATACCATAATCCTGTATTTTCGTCGGGGCTATATACCGATAGCGTTTTGGTGTCGTTGTATGATAAATAATATTGTTCTTCTGCTGGTGCTCCTTCTACACGCTTAAAGATGATGACGTCTTGATATTTTCCTTCTTCTACTGAGTTTTCAACCTTTAAGTATGAACCTTCTGGAACGCTTCCCCGATTTATTTTTATAAAAGGCACACGAAAACCACCCATGACCTTGGAGCCCCAAGAAAAATATGTCTCGGGTGAAAACTTCGAACCACTAGGATAGTTATCGTCATGTATCTCGTCATCCAAGTCATCGGCACTTGTTATAACGCAAAAATTGTAGTCTGAACCTCTTTTGCCGTAGTAAAGAATGTCTGATAGTTCCAATAGGTGTTTAGACCACCTAACGCCCTCTTCTTCGCTGGTATAGAGCTCAACTTGTAATGTGGTAAGAAGTTGCTCTTCATAGGTTTTATAGTAGCTATACGCTGTTTTTGTGGTTCCTAATCCGTTTCCATTATCGCCAACAACCTCTATTCTAAATGGCGTATCATCGTCTAGGTCAAAAAGTTCTTCATCCATGCGTGGCATAGATAGCGAGTAGGATAATATGTCGTGAGCCTCACTGGTGTTTGTGATTATGTCGTTGTTGAATAGTGTTTTATTGGTAAAACCTAATACATGCTCTGTATAATATTTGCTTTCAAAGACATACCAAGATTGCGTATAACCACCCAAGTCCTCTACCGTTTTTGGGTCTACTATATAAGGTCCATAATGTGCATTATCGTAATCCTTTACCGTGAAAAACGCCGTGTTTTTCGTAGTCGCCACCCAAGCGTCGGTTTGGTACGCGTCTGATGATTTAATTGAACTAATTTTGACGTATTTGTATCCCGTACTTATTGGTTCAAGTCCTTTAGTTAGTATACCTGTTAGAATGGCAATACTTTCTCCATTTCTATTGTCGCCTAACAACATGTTTGTGGTTCCAAAGACAAGGTTGCTATCGGCGTTGTAGTAATTTTTTCCAAGGTAAGCATAAACCTTTATGTTTTCTTTTCTAGTAAGTGCCGAACTAGCGTCCGTATATTCATAGGCACGATACTTAGTTTGAATAGAAGTAAAGTAGTTTTTTAGTACATAGTCTTTTGTGGCTACGTAGTTTATCTCAAAGAAGTTGTCGAATACTTGTATTTCTTGCGAGAAGACAATTCCTTTTCTTCTTCCGTCGTTATATAACGAATTGAGTGGCTGAAGAGCATCGAGCGTCAGAGTTTGTCCTTGATGAATTTGGAAAACGTTATTGCCTATCCTATTAACCTTTTGTTGTTCCTTTGTATACGTGTCATCGAAAGAGGGGATAGAAGCCTCTTGTGTATCTAGTTGCTCTATTGGCACCTTAATATCCGTGCTATCTTTGTCAATCTTCATTAATATGTCGGCTGCTGCCTTGTATCTTATCTTGAAGAAGATTTGAGCATAAGGGTTCATGTTACTATCCGTATATAGGTCGCTATCATGGAACAATAAGTCGTCCTCGTCGAGCAAGAGACTATCTGCGATATTTTTTAAAGAAAAGTCATCGCCTTTTTCGTCAAAACTATGTATTGTCTTCCAAAGAAAATTCATCTCATTCTCGTTGTTGGTTCCCCACCACTTGGCAAAACTCCAAACATTAGAAAATCCACTTATTTCGTTTCCTAAATAGGTGTATTCGAGAGTTGAATAATAACTAGTTGCTAAATCTTCTACGCCGTTAGTAATGGTAGGGATTTGTGTATAGTCTTTATCGAGTATTTGTCTTAATTTATGCTCAAGTATGATAGGTGTTATGTCTTTTTTCCAAATAAAGCAAAAATTTGCATTGTCACCAGGGGTAAATGTATCGTAATAGCCTGCAATGGAAACATATCTATAGGAAATGCCGCCTACCTTCCGTGTCGCTATTTGATAAGTCCAATTTGTTATTGTTGTTGGTTGAGGCCTAAAATAAGTCGTGCCGTCTATTACTTTAGTGCCATATTCTTTTGTTTCTAAGAGTTCAGGCGAAGAAATGGACGTTTGAGTAACACTTGCACTAAACCGTTGAATTTTTAAATCCGTATATGTGGCTGGATATGTGAATTCTATCGAACACCCACTTTCCCGAACGTCTAAAACCTCTGTTCCGTCATGAGAAACCAGTCTAGCAAAGCCAGAACCAGATAAGGAATAAGCGTCGTTAAATGAAATTTTACATGTCATAATCCCGCACATATCTAGCTTCTCTATTTCGCTTATACCGAAAGAAGTTCTTAGTTTTAGGTTCTCGCTTTGCTTGAGGAATACGTTATCGGCGTCTCTAAACCCTATATTCTCGACGATCGTCATATTCTCGTTGTCTATGACTTGTTTTAATGGTGCATATAGGCGATTAACGTAGCTGTCGCTACTATTAGACGTTGTTACGTCATATTTCCTACCGTCCATGATTTGAAATTCTGTTGGTTCGGCTGTTAAGTCAACAAAAGTAATTTTCCTGTCTTTTACAAGCGGTAAACAACCAACAACTTGCATTAATTGCGTAAGCGCTCCCCTAAGAGTCGGCTGAGAAAAAGACATATCGGGGCAAAGGACGTCGAACTTTTTGTATTCGTCGCTACTTGTATCTGTAAAACTTGAAAAATCAAATATGTACTTATATAACCGGTTTTCGCCGTCGTCAGTATATTTTACCTTTGGTATATATTGTTTGCAAAATCTATATATCCGCTCTCTTATTGTTAGTTGACCATATTGAACCGAGTGTACTATCACTCTGTTTGGTATTTGCCACTTTTCTAAAAACTTGGTTTCGCTCATTAGATTAATCGTATAGTCATAAATTTTATCGTCGATATTTACATATTTTTCGATAAAGTCATCGATTAAATATTTGTTTTCCCAAGTTCCGTCGGTGCTTTTAAGTAAGACATAATCGTAAGGGTGCAACTCTATCGGTTCTTCTACGTTGGTTATTAAAATCTTGGCACTAGAAAGTTCTTCATTGAGTTGATTTTTAATGACCGAACCTTGTGCGCAATCTAACTCTCTTGATGGGTCGCTCTCAACATATGCTTTTAATATCATTTATTTTCTCCTACGCTCCCACTAATTAACGAATAACCAACCCTTTGCCTTGTATATGCTAATTGCTTATTAATTTGTGCTATTTCAATATCTTGTTGGTTATATCTTTGGTAAGCCGAAATAGCGGTCCCACCTATGGATAAGGCGGCACCAGTCACGGCTCCGATTGTTGCTCCTATTGGTCCACCTAAAGAACCAAGTCCAGCCCCTAATTTAGCACCCGCCCAAATAGAGGCACCAAGACTAATCGCTTGTGAGGCAATTGACATAGCCATGTTTAGGTCTCTTTTTCCTTCAAAATCGTCTGTCAAACTAAAATACTTATTAAGCTCGTAGAGAGCCTCGTTCTTAGCCTGCGACGCTACGTTTCTAGCAATATTGGCAACCAAGGCTGACGCCACTATTGTTTTGCTGTCGCTTACTTTTGCTTCGTCGGTGGTGTTTTTCACCTCAGCTGTTTTTGAGTTAATTGCTGTCTTGTTGTCGCCTTGCGTGCTTGTTTGTGTTATTTTTATTCTTACTTCACCTTGCATATTTTACTCCGTTAATGACACCGTAAGAGAGGGTATCGACCCATTCTCTTGACTTCTTTTTATATCAACAAACCCCACACTCTTGACATGCCCGTCTATGTTAAGACTAACGCTTTGGTTTAGTGTTCCGTTTTCATTATAAAGAATTGATAAGCACTTATCAACAAAAGAACTGTTCGACAAAGGTATAAAGGAAATTACGCATGTATATGTCCCGAAGCGAGGTAATGACTTTGTTCTTGAATTATTGTTTCCTAGATTTGCTATATTTCTTTCTATTGTAAGCCCGTCGGTCACGCCGATGAAAAGTAGGCTTTCGTTATCGACCTTAATGCTTTTTATAAATTGCACCTGACTATTATATACGAAAGTTGCATTTATCGACATTAGCGAACGAAACCCCGTGCCAAGTTCTTCAAAGTTAGATGATATCTCTGGCATGGTGTAGGCTTGGTTTATGTATGCGTCGACGCCACTCATGCTTACGTCTGGTATGACAAAAGAAAATGTCTGTGCATAGTTAGAAAGAAGGTTATACGCCTCCTCGAAGTTCCCTGAGACACTCATTACCTCAAATGTCATTGGTATGGTTATTCCACCTCCAGCCATTATTGTCCCTAGTCCAAAGTGCACAATTATATAAATACACTTATCGTCGATAATAAACTCATCTGAGCCATTTACCGTGTTTGTGTTTAAAAGCGCTTGTTCTCTTAAAACTTTGTACGGAGTGGTAAAATCTTTTTGGTTGGCAATTTTAACAAATTGTGCTTCTATCGTATTGAATATTGCGTTGTGAACTATGTTTTCCATTTGTAATTAACTTACCTCTATGTTTTGGTTTCCAACAAGTTGCGTTAGTTTAAATATCGCCGAATAAACAATCTTAGAAACGTAATCTTGGTGATTTTTCGGTGCAACAATAACTTTCCTCCAATTTTTCTTTGGTTCGCTTGGCGAGTGTTGTACCTTATACTTATAGAACGAACTTCCTTCTTTATCTAATTTTTGCGCATAACTTCCACCGACATATGTTATTGCCCCTGTTCTTATAAACTCTGCCGTGTCATATTTAGGTGCTTTGATTGTAATATTGCATATAGAACTGCGTGGCATATACATTGTGGTTTTTTGAGTAGTGTTTAATAGGTTTAATGATAGGTGCTTATTTAAAAATTCTTCATAGAGACACTCTAATACATAGTTTCCTAAAATTAAACTATAGTCTTTACCATTAGATAGGCTCTCTTTGTCCTTCTCTTTTTGTGTTTTTGTTAAGCCCGTGTTAATCATTGTCTAACCTCTCTAACATAGATTACGCTTTTATAGTTGGTCTTATTCTGCCCCTCGCCACTTTGATTTTCAAGGTTATCGCTTTGAGGGGTTTTTGCCACGCTTTCCACGATATACCGAGTTTTATTTTTCCTGCAATAAAGTTTGGCGTTTCTCATAGACGTTGCGTTTGGTATATCGTCATGTGTTAGGTAGGACGATCTAGTTTGAGGTGCCAAGAACCCGACACCAAATGCGTTGTTATCGGCTTGTTCCGTCGTATATAGTCTTGCGTAAAAGAAATCGTCTCTTTTCTCTCCATAAGACAAAGAACTTCCACTAGATTTCGCTAGAAAGATATCAAATGGAATTGTTTCTCTTAGAGTCCTATATGCGTCAACGTTTCTACTCATCAAAACCACCTCATGAAAGTAGGAAGAATACTTCCGTCTCCTCTAAGTTTGCCAGTGGTGAGATTTGCTTGACTTAGCTCATTATATACGGCGTCAGGAATTGTTTTAACTCCATTTTTTCCTTGTGGGTCATATTGTACACGTCCATGTTCCCGAAAGTATTTGCACTCGTTGACTATCGCTAGTTTAAAGTGAAACAATTCGTTTTCCGTCATGCTTGACATTTTTAGAATGGCGTTTACTTTGTAATACCTTTGTAGCCGCCCACACACGGCGGATTGTGCTTCATAAATAAATCTTTCTTTTTTATTTGAAGGATTTTCGTCATCGGTTAAATTGTCTAGGTCAATTCCAGACAAGAGTTTCACGTCCTCTGGGCTAACTAGATTATCAATAAAAGGGTTTTCATTCATAAGTAATACCTCTTATACATTATACACAAAAAAGAGGATATTTGTCCAATATCCTCTAGTTTGTTTTTCAACTACTTTTTTACGCCTTAACAATAGGTGTAATCTCAGCAGATTTAGCGACCACCTTGCCATTGATATCGGTCAATGCAAAATAGACACTGGTGCCAGTCGGCGTAAACTCTTCGCCAATAGTAATTACTTTTCCCGTCGTCGCTATTGTTCCGTCAAGAGCGATTGTATCGCCAATTCCAGCAGTGAAGGCAGTATCCTTAACAACGACATAATCAAACATTAAGGAAGCAGGGTCAATGATAACTTCTTTGAGTAGCGAGTTTCCAGAAGTCGTACCAGCCTCGGTATCAACTAAGGCAGCCCTTCCGTCGGTCGCAGCACTGACAGTAGAAATAGAAGCATACACACCAGCCCGCTTATTATCAGGGATTAAGACACCCCAATAAGTCAAGTAATTAAGTATTTGACCTTTGAATTGATAAATAACATCATCGCCATAGATATTTGAGAATTCGGAAAAGTCGTATACCGAAACCGCGTCTGGGTGAACACAAAGGAAGTTAATCTTTTTGCTGGTTGCAGAAGGGGCAAATCCGTCATCTAGTAATTTAACGTCAGTAAAGAACCTATTATCGGTGACTGGTATTAAATAGTTTCCGTTAAGCGTACTAATTCTAAGGTCGACGGCCCCAACTTTAACGTCTCTAACGCCCAAGAACTTGGTTAATTCCGTACTACCTAAGAGATACTGATAGGTAGGATATGAAATCCAATAGATAAGCGGTCCGTCATATCCTTTGTTTCTCACAAATGTTTCGGCTTGAATGAGTTTGCCATAAATATCGGAAACGCTAACGTCTTCAATAATTCTATTGCCCTTAAATGTAGCAGTGTGCTTGGCTATCTCACTAAATACAACTGCGTCTCTTTCAGGAACAACGGCTTGCTTGACGAATTGGTCGACTAGATAACCAAAGGCGACGTCGCCAGAAGTTGCTTGATCGGCGAAATCGACACTTAACTGTGCACCTCTCAAAAATTGAAGTTTAAACTCTTCCCAATCTAACGAGGCACCAGCACTTGGATATCCGTCTCTTGCTCCAGCAACACCATTTCCGCCATTATACGCCGAATAAGGTTCAGTCCCAGAAAGACCAGCCCTATTATGGGGTATATAATTCCCTAAATGACCGGAAGCGACTTTCGGTATCTTAATATACAACGAAGATGAATTTCTAAACAAAACACCTAAATTTGGTTTGTTCAATAACGAGGTCGTAGATTTTTGTGTGACGACTTCATCTAAATACTGTTTTAAATACGCAACAGTAGGCGTAATCGTATTTGGCATTAATTTTTCCTCCTAGTAATGCACTCATTTTTAGAAGAACTTGCTAACTTTTTCTTTGAATTCCACATAACTGTTATTTTTCTCGTCTTCAGGTGTGGTTCCAACATGTTTAATGGTTGGTTTGCTCTCTGACACCCACATATCACGGATAGCACCATTTTCTTTTAATTCGGTTTCTAGTGTTTCCGGCGTAAGTTCTTCTCCTTTTCCTTTGAAGTAAGCCTTGACTACGTCAACAGCACCAGGTTTAATGTTATTTTTAATTAGTGCAAGGTCTTCACGAAGTTTTACAAATTCTTCCCTACTTGTGTTTGCCTTGTCTAATTTTTCCTTAACATTTTCCAACTCATCTACACTCTTAACTCCTGCTTTTGAAAGAATTTGGTTTAATGTTTTTTCTTTTTCTTTTTTTAACAAAGAATTAAGTAGTGCCTGCTGTTTTTCGTCAAATTGCACTTGCTTCTCACCACCCTTATCGTCATCTGCTTTGGCGACACCTTTTTCGCTTGTGGTTTCTGTTGCGACTTTGGTGCTTTCGGTTCCAATTGGTTTTTCAGGTGCTTCGCCTTGAACGCTACTTTTGATGTCAACTTGTTCGCTTGTTTTTTCAGGTGCTACGCCTTGAACTTCGACATCAGCCGTTTTTGTTTCAATAAACATTGATATTTTTCCTCCTCATATCAAGAGTAAACCTAAGAATGAGTTCTTAGTAAACTTTACTTAAACATTATAGCACACCACATAAATAAAATTCTACATATTTAGGTATCTTCGCTAGCGTATCTTTTATCACTCTATTTTTTAATGATTTCTCGCCTATCTCATTGTGGTTTTTGTTGGCTTTTTTTATTTTCTTCGTTTGCTCCCGCTTGTTCGGTGGCTTCCCCCTCACCTATCTTATCAAACATTTTAGTGGATAATGTGTTGCTTTCTTTGGCTTCTTTTATTCTAATAACCTCTTGTTCTTTTTCTTCCTTAGACATTTGGTCGCCATATATCTCTTCTACAAATCTTTCGGCTGACATGGCACCAGAAGCAAAGACAGGAAGCCAAGTTGAAACTTTTTGTTCAGTACTAGGTGAACTAAATGCACTGAACCTTACACTTATGTCATAATCTTTTTCCGTCTTTTTCTTGCCTTCTATGTAGTCCCAAAAAGCAACGGCTCTTTTAAGTAATGTTTCGAGTATATTTTGTTCCTTATTGCTTATTCTTTCTCTCGTAAATAGGGTTTGTCTACTTCTTTCTCTTATGGCACTTCCACTATCGGCTCTAGTGTCGCTCTTTAATCCGAAGTCATTGGGCGAAAGAATACCCTCGATAGCCGCTCTTTTCTTTTCTTCTATCTCATCTAAGTAATTCTTAATGTTGAGCGTCGGTTGAATAACTGTTGGTGCGACAAGTGAGGTTTGTACGCCAGACCCGTCTATCGCTGACGGGGTTATCAAATAGTCTTTATCAAAGTCGTCTGGAACCTTTGCGTTGCCTTCTTTATCTGTTGATAGGCTATCGCTTGGGTAAATTGTCGAAGGTGCACTTCTTCTGATAGTTGTGGCACTTATAGAGAGAGCTTGATCTATATCGTCGAAGATATCAACCTTACTTGTGAAGAACGATATACCAAAAATACCTTTGCTGGTATCCCTAGACGCCTCAAAGACGCTAGGTACGGCAAGGATAAACGGAATATCTATCTCGGTGTGTCTTGAAAATCCAGGTATCTCAAGTTTTTGTATTTCAGTGTCATCTAAAAATTCCAGTCTATCATCAGGCTCTACGTAGAAGGCGTCTTGGTCGATTACAGACGTTTTGTTCCCGTTTTCATCTCTTTCTATGTACCTAGTATCAAAGACAACTATTTTTTTAGTAGTTTTTTCAACAACCCTATCGTAATAATTAGACGTAATTATAGCCTTGTACATGGCTCCGTCTTTTACAAACCACGTGTTATTGGCGTCAAAGTATCTAATTATAGGCACTTCGCTTGTGTTGGCGTCATAATCTATCCTATACGCTCCCCAACCCTCTACGAAAGTTAGTACACCTTGTTCGTCGGTTATCCTTTCGCTTATCATATTTTCTTTGATTATGCTATTTATCTTATTTTGCGTGTCTTTATCGGTGGAAGTTATTTCGGGCGTACCGACTATATTCATAACCGTTTTTGCAATTGCTCTAGGAACACCAGAGTGGGTTCTCTTGAACTTTTTTTCGTTTGCTGACTTCGACCAAAAGTAATTCTCGCAATTTCTAAAGTAGATTATGTCTTTTAAATAAGATTTTATGTTGGCGGCACTATAAAAATCCAATATCTCGCCACTTACCCCATTGTATAAGACGTCAAATTGTTTAATGTAAAACTTATTAATGGCAGACGGGTCATTAATCATAAAAGAGTAATCAGACTTATCTGCTGGGTTTTCGGTTTCTCTATTTACCCCTCCAGAAAGCGAAGTTATCTTTTGTGTTATAAAATCTTTAAAATCCTTAATTATACCCATATTTTTCTCCTTTTTAATTATACACTAATTCTGCCGATTTTAGGTCAGCGAACTTGTTATATTCGCTTATTCTCTTAATTAACGCATATAGTGGGGCGTCGGCATATTCGTTTGCATTAATACAGTGATCGTTCAGTCCGTTTCTAATTCCTGTTTTTGGGTCTGTTTGACACTGCCTAAACTCTCTTATAGAGTTTTCACAAGCCTCGCTCATTAAGTATTCACCATAAGACATAAGAAGATTTGTAAATTGAACCCTCATATCTATCTTAAATTTCGTAGACTTGATGAACCTAACTCCATATAGTCCACTACGAGAGGCTATCTCTTGAAGTGAGGTAAGTGCTCCACTATCGGCACTATCAATAAATATGTTGAGTTTTCTTTCGCCGATAATGCTTTCGTATTGCCTTCTCCACTCAAATATCTTCGTAATGGTTTCCCTATATAAGTCTAGTTGTGTCTTTTTTTTAGTCGATATGTCATTAGAGTAGTAAAATTCATCAATTGTCACTAGTGAGTTTGGCGGTATCTTGCTCGCTATCGGTGGTTGTTCGTCTGCCGCAAGCCCTTTTAAGACAACAACATAGGCACTCTTTATCTTGTCTGGCTCTTTGGTGGCTGGCTTGCCTTCGGCGTTGGAGTAAGCCGTGTCTATTCCTATCGTAATCGCCTTGTATTTAGCGTGAGTGGCAAGAGACCTAGGAATAATTAAATTCTCGCTCATGCTCTCATATACTATGTTGCCGCTTGTGCCCCAAAAACCGAGGAAGTCAGTAAGATACATTCTCGGAGAGATAAGTTTCATGTGTTCGGCACTTCTATCGTAGACCTCCTTATCCCTAAACTCGTTTATCTTGTATGACGACGTCTGTAGGTAAATTCCGACGCCGTATTCTAGAACTTCCGTCTCGTTTAGGTAATCGACGTATCCTTTTGTCTCTAGTTCTTCTATCTGTCCTTGATCATCTTCTAGTCTTCCCTTGAAGAACTTATCATATATCCGACAACCATATTTTTTTGTTGGGTTAAATATCAGTGTAATCTGTAAGGGTACGCCTGTTTCGTCATGATAGACGCCTCTAAGACTTCCGTCTATCTCGTGGAATGCGTAGTAGTCATCTAACTCGTACGCTTCCTCGAAGTAAAAGTCTGTCCACTGCCCTCTCTCAGGTAGAGAAGATTTAACGGCTTGAGGACGTTCACAACCCCTAAATAGAATTGTTTGTCTGGTATCCCTTCTGATAACCTTCAGCGGGCTACTGTACCATATAAAAAGGTCATACGTATCTGTAGCAATACAAGCCGATAAGAACTGATTATAGACGCTATCTTTTAGGTCTTTGTCGTAGGCGCGAAAACAGATGACGTTGCGAGTGGTTGTGGAGAGTATCTTGTCTAGTATCTCGATACCCAGCATGTTCGTGCTCTTTTTGGTGTTGCGCCCACCCTTAAAGGCGCGATAACGTACCTTACAGTTTCGCCGATAACCCCTCGCGTATCCATAACCAAAAGACCTAAGAGCAAAAAATACATTACTTGGAACATTTAGCCCGTCTATTATCTTCCTATACGCTAGGTAGTCTGGTGCCAGCAACAACCTATCGATAGTGGATTTTGTGCTATCTAGGGTGTTCTTCATGGTTTTTTATCCTCGTCATCTATGTGGTAGACAAAAACCTTCTTGTCGGGGTTGGGTAGTTTTGTCGGGTCATCTGATTGCTTTAGTATGTTCTTCCCAAGAAACATGGCAACGGCGCCGTTTTGCTTAGCGTGCTCGAACTCAATGGCTCTAAGTTTGGCTTTAAGCGAGGACGCGCACCACTCTTGTAGTACAGGGAACTCAACGTTATAAATGTCTCTCACCGATTTTTCTATCAACTCTTTGGAGCACTTAAAAATACCAGCCACCTCTTCTAGGCTGGCGCCAGCTTCTAAGTAATATTCCAGTAGCGCCTTGTTGCGTTCGATATCATCTATCGAAAAAGCCTGGTCTGGCTGGAGTGTAGTCATATATGTTTTGCCGCGAGTTGATTTTTTCTTCTTTGCCATTTATCTTTTGCCTTTTTTAAAGTATCTCTAACTATCTTATTTTAATACAACTTAAACCATTAAATCAAGTAAAAATAAGAATTCACTGATTTTCTACTAGAAGTAGACTTTATTTTATACTTTAAGTAGACTTTATGGAATACAAGCATTTTATAATTAGAGGTCTTACGACTTCTATTGTAATAATAGTAAATTATAAAACCAAATTTTTCGTGCTCTTACAAGCTCAGACACAACGCAAAAGTCTGATTTTAGAATGGTAAAATCAAAAATTCCAGGAAAAATAAAAATAGGAAATACGATTTGGACTTTTTAGACCTTTTAGGTATAATGGGGGGTAAGAGGGTGTAGGAAAAAGTAAGAGAGTGGTAGTAAAAAAGTAAGAGGGGGAATAATAATATGGCCCTTGTCCCCCTTATTTTTACCTCCTTTTACCAAGCCCCCCCCGCTCAACTTTAAACGCCGTTTTGACAGTGTCAAAAAACGTGCACAACCTTGACTGAGCGGCTCAACGTTTAAAATCATACATTTAGCCAACCGCCTTACTACCTTTAGCCATTTAAATTAATGTTTTTAGTTGCTCTTTAATCGTTTAAAAAAATCGTTAATCTTTCCACATATTGACAAGAAAAAATCTACACACATTCCGATTTTATCGAAGGAATTTGAAAATCGTTGACTTTTGGCGGTTAGTCGAAGTTGGGCGGGGGTTCGGTCAATATTGCAAGTTTAGACGGAATAAAAAAACGCGAAAAGGTCGCCAGTTTTTAAGGGCTAGTAGTTTTCTAGTAGTTTTAGGGGGGGTCTAAGAAAAGGGGGTGTAGGTTTTTTTAAAAAAACTTTTTAAATTTTCCTTTTTTCCCATAAAACATTTTTCTTTTTTTCAAAAAAGTCTACACACGTCAAAATTTATACGCTATGGTCGAAAAAAAACGGGTGTAGGTTTTTAAATCGTAAATCCTACACGCTCATTTTTAATCGTTTTTAATTGTGTAAAAAATTAGCCTTTTCTTAATGCCGTTTTAATGTTAACTAAAGATAACAAAAAAAGCTACACCCGCTAAATTGTTAAAATGGGCTTTTTTCTTTTTTTCCCTGAACTTTAAATGTTTAAAAAATAGTTAAAATTATGTTGTATTTTTTTAGCGTAGGGTGTAAAATAAAGTAGTAAGGAGGATTAATTCAAATGAAAAAATTAATCTATGTGGCGATGACGGCGATTCATAAAGGAAGTAGCGACAACTACGACGAAAACGAGCTGGGGCGTTACGAAACCCAAGGCGAGGCGGAGGCGAGCATTGATCGAGAGGTTGAAAGGTTCGAACACGACGCGTTATTCGAAGATAGGAGAATGGCGCTACGTAGCCAACTGCGGCTCGAAGCTTGGGTCCAAACGGAAGAAGTCAAGGATGAAGATGAGGAAGAGACGGAAGTCGGCGGTGACCCCAACATCGTTTATTATCACAAAACAAAAACGGAATCGGAAATCGTTAAGGACTCGCGGAAAGGGGAGGAAGAATAAAATGAAATTAACATTAGCTAATATTGAAGCCTTAAAGCAATCCAGCAATAATACCCTCGTTAAAAGAGTATGCAGCTATGTCATCGAAGAGCGGGAATATTACGACGAAAAAAAAGCAATATTTACGGAAGTTCTGGATCATGGCTGTCAGTCTGGCACGGTCGGATTCCTTATTTATTACGTCGATACTCTCGCTTTTTATAACAAGTATAAAGAAGAAATTATTGATCTTCTCGCTGAAGCCATGAACGAATCGGGAATCTATGACCCGTCGGAGCTCTTCGGCGACAAGTGGGACAAAGAAGACCCGCTCATCCGAGATGTGCAAAATCAAAATTTACTGGCTCGGTTTGGTTTTGAAGAAACGCTCCGCAACATCGGCTTGAATTTTGAAGAGCTAGAAGATGAAATTTAAAGGAGGAAGAATAACGCGTTAAGTAAATAATTGGGGCGGAGCTTAGAGCTTTGCCCCCTTTATTATCGCGTACCACTTAAAAGGGGCGTAGGATTCCTCGAAGTCCTCGGCAAGCTGCCCCACTGTTTAACGCGATGAGGAAGGGCGGCGGATTCGCTCTCGATCTCTTCCGTGAAGCACCATAAACCACGCTAAACCATGCTAAACCATGCTAAATAATGCTAGTGGAAGATAATAGCGACTTCTATTATTTGTCAAAAACACCCCACCTCAAAAATTTAGAAAGGGAAAAACCAACCCCACCCCAAAATCTAAGGAAGAAAAAATTCGCCCTAGCCCCATACCCTTAGTATCTGAGAAGTACGCCGAGCAAGATTTTTCGAAAAATGTTATTGAAATATTTGATACGATATATTAACATTAGTATTACAGATCGTTATTTAACGATAAAGAAAGGAATTAAAAATGGAAAACAAAAGGAAAGAGCGGATCGAGACTGCTGTTTATTTTGCGATGAGGTTTATGAGTGAGGATAGCAATTTTTACGAGTTTGTAAAAAAACCCCTTCCACCCCTGCGATTTAATCGCAAAAAAATCACCCTAGCCCACTCATTAGATACTAGCGAGAAGTTAACTAATTACTTCTTACAAGCCGTTGACAAGTATTACACAGGCAATAAAGATTATAGAAGCGAGAAATTGGCTTTCAAACTCTTAAAAGCCGAAAAGAAACTTCTAAAGATTGCGAAGAAAGTTAATGCAAAAAGACTAGACTACGAAGCCGAGTTATTTGGAAAATATTGAAAGGGAAAAATATGGAAAAAACAAGAGGTCAATTTTATAAAGAGTTGGGGCAAATAGTCGAGGCTTGCAAGGTCAAGAAAGTTGCTTACTTATTGGGTAATGCTCTAACTAATGGGGCAACTAATTTTGAGGGGGTTCCACACAAGAAAGCGCTTTACGCTGTTCGAGACCCACAATCTTTGATAGAAGATATCTTATTCTTAGACGGGCAAGATGACGGAGACACGACCCCACTCCCAATTAGGTTTGAGAAAAGTCTTACCGAGGGGGTATATTCCTATTTGCTCGTCGACTATGACAAGATTATCGCTGAAGCCTACCCCGCGCTTATTGTTTGGGGCGCACCTGAAGAAGTACGGTCGGTTCTTTCTTTTTATGCTTATAATCAAAAAAAAGAATTTGATAGGGTTTCCCAAGAGACAGATAGCGACATAAAAACGGTGTGTGCCTATATCTTTGGCAAAGTTGGTGTATTTAAAAAGCCAAAGAAAATTAAGGAATATGACCTTACAAAAACGCCCATTGACGCCGATTTTTCCTACGTTTATGAATTGCCACTTGAAAATAAGAAAAACACGCGGGAGATAGAAGAGAATGAATAATGAAGTATTAAATAATAGCCTTTATATAGACTATTCAATGGACGATTTGCTAAACGACCTTGAAACGTGGGAAAAAGAGAATGAAACGTATACCTTTGATGATTTGTGCGAGTGGAATGAGATGCATATAAAAGACCTCGAAAGAGCAGTCATCAGTAGTATAAGAGGGGCATACAATCGTGGAAAAATAACCTACGATAAATGTTTCCTCGACGCAAACCTACTGATTAACTCGTATTACGCTACCTTAGTAAAAAGAAAGGTATATAAAAAGACAGCAGGACTGGATATGGAATTCGTGGTTATTGCTTGTCTTCTAGACGATTTTAAGCATAGCGTCTACGACACTTTGCGTGTTGCACTAGAAGAAGACAGGCTAGATTAAAAACTAGTTGTTCTTTTTAAATGAAGATTATATATTAAAAGGTAAGGAGGTCAATTAAAATGAAATTAATCTATGTTGCTAAGTCTTCGGTGTACGCAAAAGATAGAGTTTTGTACTATGCCAATGTCTTAGGCTTGTATTCAAGTCAAGACGAAGCAGAATCGTGCGTAGACCGCGAAATTAGGCGTTTTATAAAAGAAATGTCAAGCGACAACCTTGTCGCTGGTCTCATTCTTAACGCGTGGGTTGAATATACTTACATAGCAGATGAGGGAGAAGGTGGCGACGAAATTAGCGGTGCAAATGTTGATAACATGACCTACCTTCAAACTACCCACTTGAAAACTTTTAAGAGTGTCGGCGGGGAAATTATATGACAAAGGAAGAATATTTTAAATTAAACTCTTTGGCTGTAATGGCTTGCCACTTTTCAGCAGTCGCTTTTTGTTTGTATGCGGGTGGAGAAAAAGAGAAAGTTATTAAACTCCACTATCCTCTTTTCACTTTTAAGACGGTACAAGATTGGCATGACTTCTTTAAGGAATATAATACCCGTATCGACGATTTTAGGGAAGTCCTTTATAGAGAAGACGAGGCAATTTATGAACGGGCTATTAATCGCAAGGAAACGGCCCATTTAAGGGCTTTTAACACCACCACGATAAATAAGCGGCGGAAACCTTTTTTAACGTTAGATGAGGCGTATTGTGCGTGTGAAGAGGCTGATAGAGTAGACGAGCCTTCTTACGTAATAGAAAATGTGTTTGTCTGATAGAGAAAACAATTAAATATAAGGCGCTTGGTAAGGCGCCTTTTTCTTACCCCCAAGGGGACCACCCAGATAAAAAGAAGGGGACCATACCTACCCCCACCCCAACGGATAAAAAGAAAAGGGTCACACCCTACTAGATGTGCCCTTCCCTTGAAAGGAGATTGTCAGCGTAAGGAAAATGAAAAAACCTTACTCTATTATTTTACTAACATACCCCATTTGTGTCAACTTTTAGCGAACATTTTTTCCAAGTTTAATTGAGATGTTAATTACGTTCTCGCTCTTGTCAAAAAACAACAAGGTTTGGCTCGGCTCGGTGAATAGTCTCTTACTCATGGCGTATTGGTCGGTGCCGACTATAGACCCATTAACAAACACCTTTAGATTTTGGAAGAATTTTGTGCTCTCTTTGTGGTAGTGGCCCAGCAAGACATAGTTAACTACCTTATTTGTTGCACCTATAAAGTGTTGGAAGGCTCTATCGGGTGCGTCCTCGTGTCCGTGTGCATAAGCCACTATCTTGCCATTGTTGAGCGTAAAAGTGCCGATGCTTTCATTTAAATCATTATCTAAGAAGAGAATAGGGGTGTTTTTTAAGCGCTCTTTTAAATACCAATCGATTATCCTTCCGAGGTTTTCTTTCTCAATGCTTTCGTTCTTGTTCGCCACCATACGTGAGTGGTTGTCAATGACTGATCGGTAGGTCACGACGGGGGCAACATTAGCCAATTCATTGAGCGTCCGCGCCACTATCTCAGAAGCGTTGATTATTTGCGAGACTACGTCTTGTGTCGTCTCAATGCGTGCATTGGTATGAATGAGCCCGTGTACCAAGTCGCCAAGATTAATGAAGTTAAAGACTTTAGGGTGAAAGAGGGCACAATATGCTTTGGTGTCAGCAATAAGGCGCCTTACCCTTTCCCGTGCTTCCTTGAGGTCATATTTGTTGTAGAATTCATCTACCTCAACACCGACGTGCAGGTCGCTGAACATTAGAACCGCCTCTTTTTCGGTTGACACTAGGTCGCTAACCACGGGTTCGGGCAACCTTGGTAGGTCATCTACCGCCTCAATTAAAATTTCCTTTAACTCTTCTACCCTGGTATAGTCTCTCATTGCACGGCGGTAAGAGGTGGCTTCATCTCTCAGTTTTTGCCTCGCGATAAAGAGGTGTTCGGTCTGTTCGAGGTAATCACCATTTTGCTTCTCAAGTTTCTTCTCTCGGCGAGAAGCTCTTTTACGCAAGGCGTTAGAACTAAGCCCGCAGCTTAATTTTTCGGATAGCCAAACCCAATCTTTAGGGCATAGTGTTCGTCTATAATTGTAGCAAATCTCATTAATCTCTTCTTCTTCGTAAACATGGCTCTCTTTCAATCTAGGAGCCAAATAGGCAATAAACTCATCAAGGGTCATAGTGTGATTTTTTTCCTTTCTCTTATAACGCCAATCCAAACATAGCAAGCAACGCAATAAACAGTCCGTCCAAACTCATCAAGACAAGCGTCACGATAAGTAAGAATAATAGCGGGCTTATTTTCTCGTTCATAAAAATTCCTCTCCTTTCTCTTTTATTTGTCGTAAAAACTCTGTTGGTATCTTCTTTCTAAGTAGTATAAATGGTCTCGCTTTGTCGGAACCCAATTTTTTTTCTCTCCGTTGGCTTATGATACATGTATCGACCTCTTCAGCAGACATGGCGAAGACATAGCCGAGGGAAGAGCGTAAGAAGGTTCTTGGGACTTTTAAAGGTGTGTAAGAGCCAATTGCACGAGGTTTCACGCAAAGCAAGGCAAATATAGTCTTTCCCTCGCCATAGGCAATAATGTCATCTATTGACCTTCCTGATAGGTCTCGCACACGATAGGGGTTATAGAAATCATTTTTACCCTTATACCCTACCACCGAAATTAATCCGTTGTAAACAGGATAAAGGCGTACCACTTCTTTGACGTCGGTTTCGGCGAAAACCTTGCCGTTAATCGACGTTGGTCCAAACGCTACCCTTTTAGCGTTCTCACAATACAAAAGTATCTTTGTCTCTTTCACCTTTCCTCCCCCTTCTCTCTCGCTCGATTAAGCGAGGCGACTTTTCTTGTAGCAAGCAACGCGTAGGTGTTTGCGTATCTTATCTTCGTGTCATTGATGACGTAGACCGTCGCTTTCTCTTTTCCTCGGTAATCTCGCCTAATTCTTCCAATTGCTTGTGTAAGCAAAATGTCGTTGTGCGTCGGCACAACCATTATTAATCCGTCTAGTGCGGGAAGGTCTAGTCCTACACCCGCCTTACTATCGGTTGCAATGATGACGTCGTAATAGAGGTAGTTTCGGATTACTTCGGCATTGCTCTTACCTTGGCCGCCGAGAGCACCCACACGTAGCCCCCTTTCCTCAAAGAGAAGTTTAAGACGGCGAATGTGTTCTAGTCTTTTAGTTAAAACGAGCAAGTGAAAGCACTCGTGTGTTTTAATAATCCTCTCTACCTCATTAGCGATATTTTCGTTTCTTTTGTTATCGTTTACTAGGTATTCTAGTAATGAAGAATAATCTAAACGCCCGTCGGTGAAGTGCGTGTCATAAAATGCGTAATCCGTATCGAAGTTTATTAACTTTTGTTCGAGAGGGCATACACGACCTAGCACCTCGTTTTCACTAACAACATACGCCAGAGGTCCTAGCATGGCAAAGATTGTGCCTGTAAGCCCGTCTGAGCGCTTTGGCGTGGCGGTTAGACCTATCTTATGCACTATGTTTAATTTTGCCAAAATTGAGGCATATTCTTGCGCCGTAGACGGGTTGGCGACAACGCCTTGTGCCTCATCTATGATGACGGCGCCAAAAATGTTCTTATAATATTCAGAAGGAAAACGAGAGAAGGTTTGAACAGTGGAAAAAGTGATGAGGTTTCCAATATCTCGTTTTTCGTTGTCAAAAACAGCTGCCTCGCCTTTCATTGGTTTAAAGAAAGTCATAAAAGACTTATACGCTTGTTCTACTAGGTCAATACGATTTGCGAGCCACAAGGTCCTTTGCCCGAGCAAGGAAGCGACCACTAGTCCAATTATTGTTTTGCCACTTCCCGTTGGGGCTTGTAATACTCCACTTCCACGCTCGACCATGGCTTTAACGGCGCTCATTTGATAGTTTTCAAGCGCACCGAGAAAACGAGGGAAAAAGACCGCCGTATCATCTTCTTTAACACAATCATTAATAATGAGTGGGTCAAACCTTTTGCATAGATCAAGCACTTGAGCGAGACAACCATATGGCACTACGAGCAAATTCATTATGAGTGTATAAATGGCAATGTTCTTAGGCTTCTTGCTCGAAAAGTATCTTCCTCCTTTTAGCGCCGAGATATATTCAGGATTAACAAAAGTAAGATTTTGCTTCGCCCAAATGATTAGATTGTTCGGTGGATTAGTAATACTTATTTCCCCACCGATATTGATTGTTATTAACTTAGTCTCCATAATTAGCCCTATTACGCCGTTTAATAAGCATTTCCTTTAATGTGATTAGTTCGCCGACTTCTACCGCCTTAATATTTTGTTCGAGAAGCGTTTTTGCAAAGGTGTAGTGCAAGAAGTAAGCCGTTTCCGTAGCGTCGCTATAGATAGCAAAACCAATGTTGGATTCAGGGATACTATTTTTTTCAAAAAGCATATACATCGTATCCCGTTGGTTATCTTGTATATCCCTGATAGGAAACTTCGTCGTCTTTATCCTCTTATTGTCGATGAATACCGACACGCTACCCCTTACCGCTATAAGGTCAATAGGTTGACTTCCGCCGAAGGTTTTGGGGATTAAGAAGGCGCCAAAACCTATCGTGCTAAAAGTATGGGCTAGATTTCTTTCCCGCTCCGCACCTCTTTTTACGTTTGCGACATTTTTATTTTTCATTCTTTTACCTCCTTTTTAATCTTCATCATGATAAAGCAAGTCGTCCTGCTTTGGCAAATCGTATTTTTTAAATTCTTCCCTGCTTTCCTCTCTTGTCTTTTCAATTTCGTCTAAATCAAACGTGTAGGTCGTATCGTGTTCGGTTAAACATATTCCTTTATAGATAATACCATATCGATTTCTAACCTTCGCCCAAAACGTTTCTCCGTTGGCGCCGATCGCGTGTTTCATGAATTCTTTACTAAAAGCAATTTGCGTAATGTTAGAATTCTCGTTGACTTCCTTCGCCCGTTTTTTATATGCCGAGAAAAGCGAGAGAGCCGTGTCACTGACATATGGGGCAACAAAGCAACGATCCTCAATAAACTTGGCGATGACGTCCATTTCTTCTCTATATGCGTTGACCGCCTCTTTAATTGTTTCAGGTGTTTTAAGCATTCCTTTTTTGTACCATTCCACAGCACCACTAATAAGCCACCGAAGAATAGAAGGCGCCTCTTCTTCTAACTTCGCTTGTAAGTAGAGGTCGATTTTGTTTTCGGGCACATTATTTTCAAAATTAATCTTAACAACACGGCGCCAATCACCTCTCGTCGTACCTCTTATTTGAAGTAGTCCATTTTCAAGAATCCAAAGTTTTGCTTTTGACACAAAAGATTGAATGTTTGAATATAGATTTCTAGCCGATATGGGGTCTTGCCCTGTTAATTGCTTAATGAAACTTTCGGCAATAACAACGCTTTCTTCGGGTTCGGTTGTAATAGCGATACGAGCCCTATTAAGCGGCACCAAATCGGGTGCTGGTGCACTACTATCTCTCTTCTTATTAGAGATAGAAGCGATTGGAATACTATATGCGTAATCTCCGAAGCACTTTCTGATAACGTTAAACATGACACTCTTTCCATTATTTCCTTCACCCTGACACTGAAAGTATTTTTGCTCAATTCCACTGCCTGTTAGAGAATATCCAAGTGCTTGTTGCACGTATTCAATTATTTCTTTATCGCCAAGAAAAGTCTCGTCGACAAATTGCAGCCAGCGGGTCGGTGGTGTATCTTTATCTATCTCTAAGTTGGTTGACTGGCTCATCATATACGAAGGGGCATGTGGATACACGACGCCCGTCTTTAAGTCAACGACGCCTGAAAGCGTGTTTAAGAGCGTTTCGCTTTGGTCGAAGTCTGCCCAAACACACGGCATTTTTTTCACGTGTTCGACCTCTTTTAACATGGCATTTTTCCCCGCATTAGAGGCAAGTCGCTTAATATTGTCCCTAATTGCGTTTGCAACCTTTTTTTTATCGTCGTCGCCACTTTCATTAATAGAGGCATTGGCTAGCTCTTCACGCATTTCGCCGATGAGCTTATCAGCAAGCTTCTTCACACGGATACTATCTCGTGTATCTTCCACCCAAACGCCCGTCGCTTCGTCATAGACCATAAATCTTTCGTCTATGGTGTTATAGCGCAAAATGTCGCTAAAAGTGTCGTAGAAGCGATAGGCGTTGCCTGTGTCATCTAATGAATATATCTTTTTTGTAATTATCTTCCCTGAGAGCTTGTCGAGGGCAAGTTGCGTTGTCGTGGCGCTTTGCTCGTAGGCAAAGGAAGCGTACTCGTTGAGGTCTTCCTTTATCTTGCTATCAAGGTAGGTGTTCCCTCCTGCTACTTGTCTATCGAATATCTCGGTAGTGTAAAGGGTGGATTTCTTAAAGAGCCTCTTAACTTGCTCTTCATTGCCCGAAAAGAAGCAAAGAAAGTTAATTAACGCATGGGCGCCTTGTACCTTATCACCTATCCCCTCTTGGGCAATATTGCCCGTTGTAAGGTTGATGTAATATGTTGAATAGTGATATTCAGCGATCAAGCTTATTACTTCATCGTCGGTGATTTTTCTCTTTTCATTTTTAACGTCAAAGGAAGAACTCATTTTTTCTCCTTTCTCTCCTCGTTCTTAACGATTTAATCAAAACGGCAAGTCTTTATCTTTTTTTATTTTTTCCCGAATTTCGTCAGTAGGCTCGTTATTTTTGTAAGAGATGTCCAAGACGTTTCCTTGAATAGGTTTTGCCTCTTCGCTTGTTGGCGGGAAGTTAGTCTTAGTGTAGGCAACAACACGTGGCTCTGTTTTAGTATTGCCGTTCTTATCTAGGTATTCCCTAGGAATGACGTGTACCCTAATCGCCTTGCCTTTAATTAAGTCCTCGAATTCATCTATTGTCTTAAATACCACGCTGTCTCCTTGCCTATTCGTATCTGGGATATCTTCCTCACGCAGAGCACAAAGATATTTTCTTATTTTATTCTTGTCATAAGTCGCAAGATATTCTTTTGTGTCAGCGTCTCTTTCTCTCCAAATCTTATCATAGAAATAAGTGCCACTATATTTTTGTCCGTCTATTCCTTTTCTAATGGTTAGTTGCACATTAAGAAAAGACGGAATGGTTTGCGAAGGTGGGGTGTAAGATGAAAAACCACTAACGATAACTTCATACGAGCCTTCAGGGATATTGTAATCCCTATTCAACGAAACGACATAACCACCAAATTCTTCCATATTTAATTTTCTCCTTTTTTATAGTTTTTTTTGAAAGAACGAATTAACCTTAACTCTTTTAAGTCTTTTAGTAAGAAACCAATTAACTGTGGTGCGGGCACGAACCACTCGTCTCGACATACGGTTTCGTAGCGCACGATTCTTGACACGAATTGCGGAATTACGTAGGTGAAGCGCTTAACTTCGGGATACGCAATGAAGGCAAGAGTAGCGTCGGGGTATTTCCACATTACCTTTTTTGGTCTATAGCGGAAGACACCTTTAATAGAATAAGCCCTTTTCCGCACTAAATCAAGATATTCTATCGGTATAACCAACTCATAGCAATCTCCGCCGACAACACACGAAACGACCTTTGTATCTTGAGAGCAAGCATTAAGTCTCTCTAGTCTATCAGGCGACGCTAGATATTTCTTTTCAGCAACAGCGAAAGTGCGTCTTTTTTTTTGTGGGGTATGCTTTCGTAATACAGTCCTAAAATCCCTTAGTGCCATATCCCATGAGACAGAGATATCGAACAATTCGAACCAAGCCGAGAACAAGGGATAATCTAAAACGTAAGTTTTCATTTTTTTCTCCTTTACTTCTTCTTTGAGGTAATACGAATGCTTGCTTTAACAGGGGTCTCCTTAGAGTATTCTTCAGCAACGACAGGTCTTTCCTTCTTCAGTCTTGCGGTGTCTATCGTTTTCCTCGTGGTTGGCGCACAGTAAGTGATAGTCATCTCTTCGTTCTCAAGTTTTAAGATATTACTTTGCTCCATTAGTGCAACAAGCCCGTCTTTAATAGCGTCTAAGCGTCTTTCAAACTCTTTTTTGCGAGCGTCAAGTTCCGCAATTGAGTGTTGGATAATAGCAATTTCGTCGATTTCGCTTTTCGTTTCGTCGTCAAGTGGTAAGTCGTAATGGGTAAGTCCTTGATTGTAAGCGTCAATTAACCCAATTACATGCTCATACTTCTTTAACCCAACCGCTTTAACAACGAGGTTCGCGTCGGCGTCGAACCAAAACACCTCACCTGTTATCTTCTCATAGTCTTCTTTTTGACCCGCCGAGAGCAAGAGAGCGTAAAGCGATAATTGCCACGCCACACTATCCGTGTGAATAGTTGAAGTGGTTTTTATATCAATAACCTTAAGGCTCTTTGGTATAAAGATATCCAGCGTTCCCGCAATGTTTTTAAAAGAAAGAGACTTCTCACTAACGATTGGTTGGCTGGGATAATTCTTTGATAGGTAATTTGCTACCTCTAACCCCTCTTTTGTAAACGACGCTTTTCCTGTCAAGATAAAGTCACTTATCGCTTTGTGGATTAGTTTTCCTCTCTCGGCTGACGCCTTGAGTAAATCGGGATTGACCGTCGAATAATCAGGCGATATTCCCATGATCGAAAGAAGTTCTGTAACCGAGGTAAACCTACACTCGGGTGCTTCCGTATCGACGTACGTATGTGTTTCTTCGTTAAGTTTAATCATATTATAGTGCCCCATTTTTTTTGAGATAGTACCGCGAACTCAGCGCGTCTACGTCTTTGTTAAAATCGGCTTGCGCATGTAGAACATATCCGTCGTCTGGAAAATTATCGATATATGCGTTGAATATCTCCAGCAATACTTTTTTATAAACCGCCTCTTCATCGCCTAGTAAATAATAAAGCCCCGCGCCTTTTAAGGCTTCAATTAATGGTATGGGATTATCTACTTCGCTTAATAAGGTATAGACTTTTCCTCTATATATTTTCCACCAGCGCGTAGCGATAATATCTTTCGCCCTGTCTGAGCACTCTACAAAAACGTTGCAAAGTTGTTCGTTAGTTAAGCTCATTTTTCTTCTCCTTTATGTTCTTCTTTTTTTGAAGCAAGAAACTGCTCTTTCGTCGCACAAGCATGGACTAAATCCTCCTCGGTTAAGTCGCTAATTTTTTTCTTCAGATAATTAGCAAGGCTCTTGAGGTCAATTTTTAAGGCTTTGCACCTTTCCAATGAAGCCGTAGTTGGCATGGAAGCGATGACCGCCTTAGACGACTTTTCAACTGCGTCGGGGGTTGCCTTTCCCTCTGGGTCTTTAGGTGCAAGATCGTCGGGGTCAACACCGTCATCTAGTAAGAACAAAGCGTCGGTAGCCCTCTTTCTCGCGTATGTAGTTGACATACCCGTAAGTTGTGCTGGGTCAGCAACTCCATTCTTCATTTGGCTTTCACGAGCAAATGCTGTCGCTTTAATTCTCTCCGCCGTAATATCATCGACTAGGGCAACAACCGATTTAACATATGTCCACCCCAGTTCCGTAACGACGACATCCTCTTCCCGCTCAATATGCACGCCATACTTAGAAGACACCTTCTTGAATGCTGATAGGGTATCTTCCAATTTTCTATATTGGAACTTCCCATATTCGTTGAAGTGCCCCTTGGGGACGTTCATTTCAACTTGAACCAATGCAAGTTTTTGCCCAATGCTTAATGAGGACTTAGCTTCCTCAGCTTCTATCTTCTCAACTTTCTTCTCTTCAACTTTCTTCTTTTCGTCTTTCTTTCCTTCGTCTTTCTTCTCTTCCACCTTCTTCTCTTCGTCTTTTAACTCTTTTGAAACCATTTTTTTAGTTTTCCTTTCTTTGAGTTTTCTTACTCATCCTTCGGCTTTAAAACGATACCGATTTTTTGTGCCATTTTCCTAATGGTTGCGGGCTCGGTAGCCTTACCTTCGCTCACTAAGAAAAAAGCAAAGGTCGTCTTGTTAATCCCATAATGGTCGGCATAGGCTGTTCTCGACATTAGCGAGTTTTGATAGTTTTCTATGATTCTACTCGCCATTTCTTTGACTGATAAGTTTTGTTCCATTTCTTATCCTCCTTAACTATATTTTAATACAATATTGAATAGTTGTAAATAGGTAAATGGATATTTATTCTTATGCTTTCTTACCTCCTTTCACCTAAGATTATATAGGGGTCACAAAATAATGCAAGAAAAATTTTTAGAAGTTTTACGAAGACGGATTTTTAAGACTATTTACGACACGAAACGGCAACTTTCGAAAAATACTAATATTCGGTATAAAAATACCGAGTGTAGACTTTTGTAAAAAAAACCTACACACGATTTATGCGATATTATCGAATAAATTCGTTCGCGTGTAGAGAATGTAGGTTTTTTTGGAAAATGTTTTTTTCTAAGAGCCTTCCAAACTTTTGCACTTTTCTTTTTAAACGTCAAAGTCTACACACTGCTTAATTCCTTCGATTTTATCGAATAAAATAGGGTGTAGATTTTTTTAAAAAACCTACACACCAATTCGGTAAAAATACCGAATAACGGTATGCGATATACGGTTTTTAGGCATTAAAAAAGGATTGTTTTCCTTTTTTTTAGTTGCACCGAGCATATGCTTGGCACATTAATTCATCTTTCGTATGTTATTTTTTATAAAATCAATTTCTTCAGTTGCCAAATTATATTTTTTAAATAATTGATTATCTATTTGGTCAATATTTTTTGACCAATCAATGTCTGATTGACTCGTAAAATTTTGAACGGGAACGAATCTATAAACTTTCTGTGTAGCCTGTTGTGTTTGCTTTTGAATTCCAACTAAACATCTAAAGAATTTAGTCCTAATATATTTAATAACATTAGATGCTTCTTCTTCGGTATCAAAAGGTCCAATCTCCAAAAACGTTTCAGTACATAGTTGTCCTGGTGTGCTTAGGACTGGTGTGCTTGGAACTTCGCCAATTGCGCCGCACCCATAAGCTTCGGCAATAAAAACTTTATATTTGTCAAAACAAGGGCTTTTCTTTGGTAGGGGATAATCTTTAGGAAG